AATCCGTGAAAACGGCAAGGTTGCGCCCCGGATTACGCCGGAAATCATCGACCAGCGCATCCGCCAGGTGAAATACTACAATTTTCCCGACACCACCGTCATGATCTGCGCCATCGAACTGATGAACGGATATCATGTCGTTGGCGAATCAGCCTGCGCCTCTCCAACCAATTACGACGCCGCCATTGGCCGGCGCATCGCTTATGATGACGCCCGCCGCAAGATTTGGTCATTGGAGGGCTACGTCCTCCGCAACGTGCTGAAGGGGCTATGACTGCGCTCGATATCGCCATTTCGGTCTTCATCCTGCTGCTCGTCGCCCGCCTCTCCTACAACAAGGGGCGGCGCGACGAGCGCGCCGCTCGACACGGGGATTACGAAGATGAGCTTCATGATGAAATGCACAGTCGATAATCATCTGATGCCCGGCGGGCGACCGTCTCACCTGTTCGACGTCCATGTCGAGGGCGGCGAACCGCTGGTCAAGGCTGAATACACCATCATTGCCGACGACGAGGATGAAGCGGCTCGCGAGGGACTAAAGCGGTTCCAGAAGGCCTATGATCTGACGCCGCTGCCATACATTGGCGATATTTGAAATAGGCGTTATAGTCCCTTCTGCTTTTCCAGAGAGGACGCGCCATGCCTTTGGTGCCGGGCTTGCCCCTGAACATCCGCCAGACCAACGGCGGCGCGCCGCCGGCTATCTCGCCGGGCCTTTCCATCAAGCATGATGTGCATAATCCGCCCGGCGTTCCCGAAATGGACGACGCCGGCGCCGTCATCAAGATCGAGCATCCCGACGGCAGCGTCACTGTCTCCCTCGATGGCCGGTCGCTGGTCGACAAACCGGAACAAAACGTCGGCTGGTTCGCCAATTTGGCCGAGAAGATCAAGGAAGACGATCTCAGCGCGATCGCTGACGACCTGCTGCGCGGCATTGATGAGGATCTGTCGAGCCGCAACGACTGGATCGAGGAGCGCGCCCAGGGCATCAAGCTGCTGGGCTTCAAGATCGAAATTCCCAATCTTCAAAGCGCCGCCGATGGCGCTCCGGTCGACGGCATGTCAAAAGTGCGGCATCCGCTGCTGCAGGAGGCCGTGCTCCGCTTCCAGGCCAACGCCCGCTCCGAAATGCTGCCGACCGACGGGCCGATCAAGATCCGCGACGACGGCAGCAACTCCAACCTTCCTCGTGACGCACTGGCGACCGCCCTTGAAAAAGACCTCAATCACTACCTCACAGTCACCGCGACCGAATACTATCCCGACACCGACAAGATGTTCCTGCTGCTCGGATTTGGCGGGACAGCCTTCAAAAAGGTCTACAATTGTCCCTTACGGAACCGACCGGTCAGCGAATCCGTCGATGCTAATGACCTCATCGTCAACGACGCTGCGACTGATCTTGCGAACGCCAAGCGTGTTACCCATCGTTCCATGATGCGGCCTTCGACGGTCAAGCGCATGCAGATTATTGGCGCTTACCGCGACGTCGATCTCGACACGCCCAAGCCGCAGAGCCTCGACGCGGCCCAGGAAGCAGCCAAAAACCAGCAAGGGATCCAGGCCACCACCACGAGGCCCGACGACCGTGACCGCGAGATCTACGAGTGCTATTGCGAACTCGACCTCAAAGGCTATGAGCACAAATACAAGGGCAAGATCACCGGCCTCGAAATCCCCTACCGGGTCACCATCGATCTCTCCAGCCGCAAAATCCTTTCAATCGTCCGCAACTACGATGAAGACACGAAGGAGCTTCCTGAAGCTCGCGAAACCTTCGTCAAATATATTTTCGTGCCAGGATTGGGATTCTACGACATTGGCCTGCTCCATATATTGGGGAACACTACCAACGCTGTTACTGCTGCTTGGCGTGAGCTTCTGGATGCTGGAATGTTTAATAACTTTCCCGGCTTTCTCATGGCTGACACGGGCGCGCGTCAGAACACCAACATCTTCCGCGTCCCGCCGGGCGGCGGCGTTCTCGTCAAGACGGGCGGTCTTCCCATCAGTCAGGCGATTATGCCGCTTCCTTACCAGCCGCCGTCTCAAGCTTTGATGGCGCTGGTGCAAGACATGGCGCAGACCGGCCAGCGCAGCGGCGGCACCGCCGAACTGCCCACCGGCGAAGGCAAGGCTGACATTCCCGTCGGCACCATCCTGGCGATGATCGAGCAGGCCCAGAAGGTGCTCAACAACGTCCACAAGCGCATGCACTCGGCTCAGTCGCAAGAATTTCGCCTGCTGATACGCTGCTTCAAGGAAAACCCCAAGGCGTTCTGGCAGCGCAACAAGAAGCCGTCCGCGCCATGGGACGAGCAGAATTTCCGCGCCGCGCTCGATCTGGCCGATCTGACCCCGCAGGCCGATCCGAACACCGCCAGCCATGGCCAGCGCGTGATGAAGATCATGGCGCTCAAGCAGTTGCAGCAGCAGAACCCCACCATGTACGACCCGATCGCGATCGACACGGCGGCGCTGCAGGCGCTGGGCTGGAACAATCCGCAGCAATTCATGGCGCCGCCGGCGGCCCAGGCTGCGCCTCCTCCGCAAATCGTCCAGCAGCAGGCCGAGACGGCGGCCAAGACCCTCACCGCGCAGGCGGCGATGGTCACCGCCCAGGCGAAAGCCAAGGAATCTGGCGCGCGCGCCATGAACCTGATGGCGGAAGCCCAGACCATGGGCATGGACGAAACCGGCCAGGTCCAGCAGGATACGCCGGTCGATCAGCACCGCGCCGAATCGGAGCGCATCAAGGCCAACGCGCATGCGCAGCAGGCCGACACCCACCAGTCCGTCATGGGGGCCAAGGCCCAGGCTGACCTGCTGAACGCCCAGACCCGCCAGCAGGAAGTTCAGTTGAAACTGGGCGAAATGTCGATGAAGGACGCCCACCACGACGACGAGCAGCGCCTCAAGACGAGGGCGGAAACGATCGACATGGCCAAGCAGGTCATGGACAGCCACGCCGAGAACGCGCGCACCCAGGAGGAAATGCACCACGATCACGCCCTGATGGGCCGCGAGCAGGCGCATGAGCACGAGATTGTCGAAAAGACCCACGCGCACGAGAAGGAACTGGAGGGCGTGAAGAAGACGGCGGCGATCGCGGTCGCCAAGGCCAAACCCCGTCCGAAGCCAGCCGCCAAGCCGAAGGGTAAGAGCAAATGAACAAGCCCATCCGCGCTGCGCTCCTGACGGCCAAGGCTCTTTATGACAAGCTGCCTCATGTCGTCGGCGGCGGCGCGCCGATGGCCAAAGGCGGCGTCGTCAAGGACATTCCCCAGATCATCATGCCTGGCGATCACCCGGCCCGCATCGACACCCGGCTGGCGACGGGCGCCAAGCCGCTCGATCTGGGGCCAGGGCCGCGCACCGTCAACATGGCGGCGCTGCGCGCGACGCCGGCGCTGTTCGACAAGAACGTCGACATCCTGCGGCATTATCCGAATGTTTCGAAAGACGCGAGCAAGCTGTCGAACCAGGATCTGTCCGAGCATTTCATCAAGCACGTCAAGGACAACCTGCTGTGGCTACACGACCAGGTGCCCGACGAAACTCGCCAGCGATCCAAGCTGTGGTACGACGGCGCCAACAAGCTGGCCAAGGAGTGGGCCAAGAAATACGGCGTTTCGGAGGCGTCAGCCGCCGGCGCGCTGGCCGCGCTGTCGCCGCAGAAAGACTGGTTTCAGAACGTGTCGCTGGCCGAGCGCGTGTTGCATGCGATGAAGGGGCGCGGCAATAACGCCTACCACGGCGAAACCTTCTCGCCTGAGATGGAGGGCACTTATCGCGGCCTGGACAAGCTGGCCACCGAGAAGAACGAGCCAATCTTCCAGGCGATTAGAGGCAAGTCGCTGGGCGAAATTGATCAAATGGGTCACATCCCTCGCGACGAGCGCGCGGTCATGAAGGCGCTGTGGATCCGGATGCACGATCAGACCCATGGCGATCCCGGCTACAAGATCGCCACGCCTGAAGGCCACTTTGGCGAAATCGCCCGCAACGCCGACGGCTCGCCATCGCGGGCGGGCTGGGGTTCGCTGGGCGAGATCGGCAAGGCGGTGCAGGCGATCGAGAGCAACGGCGAGCCGACCTTCATGAACCGTCTGATGGGCGAGCGCCACAAGGTCCGCAATTTCTACAACAATATTCTCGACCCCAACTCGCAGCATGGCGACGTCACCATCGACACCCATGCGGTCGCCGCCGGCCTACTGCGCGCGCTGTCGGGCAATTCGCTTGAGGTGGCGCACAATTTCAGCAACTACGCCGGCAAGGGCGTTCCGGGCGCTGGCGGCTCCAACGCCACCGGCGTGAACGGAACCTATCCGCTCTATGCCGACGCCTATCGCCAAGCCGCCAAAGAGCGCGGTATACTGCCTCGCGAAATGCAATCGATTACGTGGGAGGCGATCAGGGGATTGTTTCCCGACACCTTCAAAACTGATAAAAACAACGCCCATATCGACAGCATCTGGAACGACTACAAGCACGGAAGAAAAGGAATCGACGATGTCCGCAAAGAAATCCACGACTTCGCAGGGGGGATCCGGCCACCGGAGTGGCACGACACCTCTGGAGCGCCTGATGCACCGGTTCGGGGTGCCAGTGGACCGGGACTCGTACCTGGCCCTGGATCACGCGGGCCAGCCCCCCAAGGAATTATCGGCGGAACAGGAAATGGACCTCCCGGAGCACTTGCGCCGCAAGCACCCCGGCAGTCGGGGCTGATCTTGCCGCCCGGATACGCCTGTGGCGGCGCAGTCGCCAAAGCATTGGCCGCGACACGGTCGAATTAACCTGATACGGTGATTTAGCTTGAAGGATGACGCCGATGTGTTTCTCGCTCGCCTGGCTTGAGAACTTGCTCATTTGGGTCGTC